ACCACTGATGTTCCATTGATTTGGGGCTACACCAAAAACATCCTGCCCCAGTTTGTTCAGTCTTGCCAACGTATCCGCGGCAACGTTTCTTTCAAAGTCTTCAATAATGCTTTGCGGTATGGCTTGCCCTGGTGGTAATTGCTGAATGATTTGATACAAAGCTCCACCAGGCTCTAACGCTCTCTGTCTTTCCTGTGTTGCCCATGCATCCAAGAAATGAGTGAGCAGGTTGTTGCTCTGATTCTTTCTAGCGGAAGTTGTTCGCAAGTCAATATCGCTTGGAGTCGCGTCAAATGGACCGCTCTGCAATTGGTCTTTGAAAGGGTTGAAACCAGGTGTTGCTGATTGCGCTCCTCTTAGTTCTCCAAATAAACGCCTATAGACAAAATACTCAGCTCTTGTCTCTACACCGGAGTCTGTCGCATATGCGCCACCAACGAGCGCAGCCATAAGTGGCAAGTCGCTTGGGTCGTGGTTTATGTTGTTTTGAAAGCCCCAAACAAGGTTTGCATAAAAAGCATTCATGTCATCTTGTAGGTCTATTTTTCGGCCACTAAAACGTGAACCGGTATACTGGGTGCCCTTTAGTCGTGCAGCAGCTTGAATCATGTCATCTATGAACGGGTTGTTCATAGGATTCGACACTTGTGACCAGTCAATTATCCACGCGCCGTTATATTTGTCTTGCTGAACAGAGGGACCAGCACCTGGTACGTTAACGACTCTTTGTGGAGCCGTATATCTTTGCATAGCATTAGGGTCTAATCCAAAAGCCTTCAGTTTTTGATAGAAGTCGACAACGTGGCCTGTTTCATGAACAGCGATGTAATGCATCCTGCCCTCGCGGCTATCCCACCACCCAGAGCCGTCGCTGTCCATATTGCGCCCAACATTATTGGCTTGCTGCCACATGCCAAATGGGCTTATTTTGAACCTTACGTGAGCGCCACCTTCTGCCATAAGGCCAGCTTGTCTAGCCATTTGTATGGCACCAACACCAGCCAGTCTTCCTCCGCTTTGAGGACTAGGGGAAAACGGGTCAACCTGGATTTCTACAGCAGTGTTAATGTCATCCATCATCTCAAATGTTGTGATGATTTTGTAAGCGTCTGGCTGTTCGGTCATCTGCTGAATTGTTGCTTGCCAAAAAGCTTCGAACATTCTCACGTACGCTCTGCGGTCGTTAAGACTCAAAACACCAGGAATTGCATTGTCGAAGTATTCAGAAAATTCATTGGGGTCAACATTGGGCATGAATTCTTCCATTGCCCTCATGAAGTCAGCCTTATTTAGAACATCTCCAATTGGTTGACCTGCAAACCGTGAGCCAGGGGGGTAAACGATTGCCTCTGAAGCTTGCGCACTTGTCGAGTATCGTCTTTTTAATTCAGCCGCAGCGCGCGTTAGGTCCTTACCTCTTGCTATCGCTTCTCTTTTGCCGATGTAGTAAATGGGCATACCGGTTTTGGATGCCCCTCCCGTTCCTCGTGTTTGTCTCAAGCTTGGAGATGCTCCGCCTAGCATCGCCATTCTTCCGCCAATGTCCATTCCTGCCTGAAGCATCGCCAAGTCTGAAGGAGAATATCTTGCTGCAGCATTAGAGCGACCAGATGGACTGCGGTCAACACGTTGCCCCATGCCCGCTGCCATTTGTTCTGCTGTACCAAATGCTCTTCTTGCTGCCCGAGCACCACTTTGCGCTGCGGCAGACGGCGAAGGTATAAAGCAGTTACTTCCGGTTATGTCTGTAAATTGGTTGGCAGCTGGTGTTCCTTCTGGACAACGCAATTTATTTTTGTCATCTACCCACAACCCTCTAGACCTAGCAACCATTGCCAGAAGAGAAGAAAGACCACGACTCAGTTTTGGCCCAAGGTTTTTAACCTCTAAAAACTCTTCTTCAATACTTTTTTTATTAGGTTTATAAGCTTTTTTAGTTGTTTCAGGGTTGTCTATGTAATAGTCCGACCCAGTAACCATTGGGTTATTGCTTAGGTGGCATAGCTTGATAATTTTTCCAGGTGGGAAAAACGGCAATGGGTCTGACGGCTCCCAGTCAATTAAAAACTGCTCGTATTCAGACTGAGCCTTAGACGGCTTCTCTGGTTTATCTTCTTTTTTGACTTCATCGTCTGTATTTTTTTTAGAAGATGAAGAAGGAGCCGTGCTTAGTTTTGCATCTTTAGAAGATGCCATTCCTAGCAGTTTGTTTTTTAGTACATCATCCTGCACTGGAGTACCACCAGTGCTTGTTACTCAGCTGACCTAGGAAGCTCCGGTGACAAAGACAAGACAGGTTTTGTTTGTTTTGCTGGTGTGTCAACATCGTCGGCTGCGTCTTTCGTTTTCTTAGGCTTGCTTTCCTTTTTGGGAGCTTCCTCTTCCTTTTCCGCATCAGGCTCAACTTCTGCGATAGGGGCAATTTTTTGTGCCTCAACAACAGGTGCTGTCTCTGTTTTTCCTGCGCGGCGCTGTTCGCGCTCCTCTGGCGTAAGCTTTCTCATTACTACTCCGATTCTGTTTCTGTATCTTCGGCGACGGTGAGCATTTCAAATTCCATCAGCGTTGATAAGAAATTGTCATCTGCTGACTTTTCTCCAGCCTTTGCTTTTTCAATGTCTTCCTTTGAAACCCATGAAACTGGAATCAAGTCTTCTTTACCAAGAGCAACTGCACGCTTCATGATGTGCGCTTTGGCTGCTGTTTTATCTTTTGCTCGGCCGTAAGCCTGAATTGCGTTGCGAAGGTCAGCTTCGTCGGCGATTGGGTAAGAGCCATCAGGAAGGGCTTGACCCTTGTCTGACATTGCCTTACGAGTGTCCTCGCTGTAAGCACGCTTCAGAGCAATCTCGGCAGCTTCTGCTTCAATCTCTGTTGCTTCTTCCATTGTGTACTCGTCGTAACCAAGAACTTCACCATCGAGTGAAACGAAGACGTCGTAGGACTTGCCGTTAATGCCGTCAATCTCCACTGCGTAAACGTCGTATCCTTCGAATACGTCTGGTTCAACAGCAACGATGTCACCAGTGACTGTCTTTACCGCAATGTCAGCAGCATCGCCAAAGCTAATCATTGCTTTATTTACAAGCGCAGACTTTACTTCAACTAAATCGCTGTTCAAAAGGTGCCATCCCATAACTTCGCCAGATGAACCATCGAAGAAAATCTCTACTGGCTTGCCATCTTTTCTTTCAATGTCAACCACAAATAGGTCTGCTTCGTCGGAGTAGCCAGAGTCAAGAACTTTACCCTTGAACATGTCTTCTGCCATTCCTTCAACTTCAAGAAGAGAAGGCATTCCATCTTCTGGAACACATCCACCAGGGCATGAATCACAAACAGGAGAACCGCCTGGGTAAACCTTGCGGTCGAAAGAGCAAAGGAATGCATCTTTATCAAATTCGGATGACTTGTATCCCATGCTGCCAAGACGACGATTTCTCATCTTTTGGCGAGAGGCCATCATGGAGTCTTCCATGTCGTCCTCTTCTTCCATCATGTCTTCTTCCATGTCAGCATCTTCCATGGCAACAACATTACGCTTGCGCTTTGGTGCCGCACGGCGGACGTACATTTCTGATTCATCATCATCAAGGTCGTCGTAACCCATCATCTTGCCGTCTTCGGTATCCATCATGTCGTCTTCGTCGTCCATCATGTCGTCTTCTTCCATGCCTTCCATGCCAACAAGGTCATCGTCCTCTTCGTCGTCAAGACTTGGGGGACCCATTGGGCGAGGCTTTTTGCGCATTGGTGTAGCGACTGGCATGCCAGCAGGTCCGCCACCCATGCCCATCATTCCTCCAATTGAAGCTGACTTCATTTGCTGTGCGACAGCGCCGCACTTACCGCATACCTTTGCTCCAGGTGTGTAGCCACACTCGCCAGAGTCCATGCCCTTGGCACACTGAACCACTTCACCGTCAGCGTCAAGCTTTACTACTGGTGTCTCAGCCATTACTTCATCTCCTTGTACTGCATCGAATTTGATAAACAACCTTTAGGGTTGACGCATCCTCCACAAGGAAGAGCGCGTTTATCGCCCGTGACCATGCAGTGATACTTGTACGATTTTTTTTGATTGTCTACAGGTTTAGAATAACCTATTTGCGGTTTATTCTGGCTGACGTTCTTCTTCGGACGAGAGAATCTGGAAGACATTTCTACCAGCCTCTAACGACGTTGCTCATTGCGTCCAGTGCTGCCACTGTCAACTTTGAAGCCTCGAATATTTTCAGACCAGAGTCCACGGCGACAACACTAATTCGATGATAGTCCGCTACGGGGTCAATAAGTGACTTGAATTCGTAGATGTACTCAACTGGCATCTCAAGCAGCAACGAGTCAATGTCACGACTATTGACATTTTGTGCACTTTTTATATTGATGTCGTGATTTTCCGAAACAGTCATATAGACGGCATACGTGTCTGCTTTGCCTCGTGAAGCCATGTACTGGCGGCGGAGCAGCTCCATCATCTGTTTACGTATTTCTTCTCTGCGACGCTGTCCTGCTGGGACCGCAGGGCGCTGTGGCTGCGGAACCGATGGGGCTGGTGCTGGAGTCGGTCTAGATGGAGTTCTGTCCGGATTTGGTTTAGGAATACGAGTTGGCTCTGGTACTGGTATCTCTTCCGGAATCTCGATTGGCTCATCGGTACGCGGCATTCGTGGCATCATGTCACGTCTACCAGCAGGGACTGCAGGACGCTGCGGTTGAGGAACAGAGGGTGCTGGGGCCGGCGCTGGCCTAGAAGGCGTTCTGTCTGGATTTGGCTTAGGGATACGAGTTGGTTCTGGGACCGGGATTTCTTCAGGTATCTCGATTGGCTCGTCAGTCCTTGGCATTCTTGGCTTGTATGGAATATTGTCCCTACCGTCTCGGCCGGTCATGAAACCGTCACCATCTCCGTCAAACACAGAAGGTTTTACAAGTTTTCTTGCTCTTTTTGCTGTTGACCTAGCACTCCTGCCAAAAGCAAACTTTTCTGCAATCCCATCCATTGCCGTGACAAGTGCATCTGATGCGCCCTCGCCATACCAGTCAATGTTTGGCACAGCAAAGCCGTCGGACAGAAGCTCAACATCAAACCCGTGATGAAACCCTATTTCCTGAGCGGCTTGATACATGTCCATATCCGCTGTCTTGATAAACAAGTGCACGCCAGGATTATCAGACTTAAAGTCGTTCCATGATTTCATCTGATTTGTCGAGCAAGAGCCGCCACAAGAACCACCACATTGGCATTCTGATTTTGCGCCCCCGCAGGAGCCTCCACAACCACAGCCATGCGGCTTTGATGGCAAATCTATGCCAGACACCCTGCTACCCATTGACCCGTCAACGGGAATGTATACAACCTCTTGACGCACTTTGGTTGCTGGGCCAAACATGAAGTCCACCTCATTGGGGGTGTGGTAACTGGCCCTAAGGGTTTCTGTTGCTCCGTCTTTAGCGAGGTCGAATACCACCATGTTTTCGTCGGCGCTTCGTATGACGACTTCGCCACCGAAATGCATTCCTATGCCTCGTGCAAGTCCGCCCATTCTCCCGGAAGATGGATTTGACATTCCTGCGGCCTGTGGTGCGTAAATCAACGCATGGTTTTTTGAATCAACATCGGCGTCAAGCGATTTTTCTTTCGAGTTTTCGTATCTTTCCAGAAGGCGACGACCCTTTGCTGCAAGAGCAGCGGCGTCAGACCTATCTTGCGGCACAGGCTCACCCCATGCTGCCGCAGATAGAGCCAGTCTCGTTGGCTTGCCTTTGTCGTCTTTCATTGGGCCAGAAGGGTTTGTAAAGAATCTCGTCAGGAACGAACCTTTGCGTCTCATCTTCTCAGGAGTGTTGGCTGGGCCTTTTACTCCTGGTTTCAGGTTTGCACCTTCCGTGCGCTTAAAGTGTGCTCGACCAGCAGCAGTCAGTCCACCACTGGGGTCCTTTAATTTTGAACCTTTTTCTGAATAATTATCCTTCTGGTTCTCAGACTTAATCGACAGCGTTGCAGTTAGCTGGTTTGCTCCGTGGAGTACTGGAGACACCTCATAGAGTTCTACTTCTTTTAGAAGGTTTGCCTGCTGGCCATTGTCATATACTGCGTCAAGGGTTTTGTAGCCTATTGACCACTCTTGCTCAAGACCAAAAAAAGCTACGTTGGCAAATGCTTCTTTGCCTTTTTCTGCACCAAGATTAAACTGCACTTTGGCAAATAGGCCGCCAACACCCCTCTGCTTCATCTTCTGAGGGAGGCGCGGGTCGTTTGGCCCGACCTCATATATTTCAAGAACCTTGCCGATTGGCTCATTCCAGTTATGTCCCCATACGACACGAGGCTTCCGTCGCTTAAGGCTTTCGGTAAAACATCCTGGTAGACAAATCAACACTGAACCGAAGCTTGCAGCGACAGTTCATTGTCAAATGAGGAGGCGCAAGTGGGTCTCCGGGGAATCTAAGTGTTTCCTGACCCAAGGCGAAATCATCCATCACGTCAACGGTTTTATTTTCGAGCAACTTGTGCTCTCCTCTTACCTTTGCGTCTTTACGGGTGACCCATGTTTTTGTTGTTGCGCCAGATTGGCGTGCGCCAAAATATGTTCCGGCGTTATACGAGCTTTGCGCTTCATGCTCGGCAATAGACCTCTTGCGCTTAGCCAAGATATTTATGAATATTGCAGACAAAGCAGCCTTCAACATTCCAACCCTGTCCTCATCGTCCGATAGCGCCAAGGCAATCAATATTGCTGATGCGACTTCGTCTTTTGTGGTGTTGTTGGCTTTGCGCACTCTTAGCATTTGAGCGTCAATTAGCTCTTTAACCTCATCGTCGCCCATGTCGACGGGGATTCCAGTTTGTTCGGATGCAAGCTGTGATGCGTCTTTTACGATTCCTGACAAAATAGGTCGTATATCGTCTTCAATTTGTTTGTCCCAAACTGCTGTGTCGTAAATTGAATCAACAGAAAGATTTCCAGAATCTATGGCTTTTTTAGATTTTGCACCCATTGCTTTTTCAAGGACAACACGTTGCTGCCTTTCGAAGAATCTTTCTAGGGTTCTATCAAGTATTTCCGTCCACGTATCGGATGATTGGTCGGCTTTGAATTCCCAATCGTTGCGTATCTCTGCGGACTTGGCTTGCATCTCCTTATCAAAAGCAGACAGTGCGCTTGGCGATGCCATTGTCGGCATTTGTGGCTGCTGTGATGCTTCTGCATTCAACGTGGCAGTCATGCCTTCTTGTGGCTGGCCGGCGTTCAAGTTGATTATTTCTGCTGGGATAGAACCCATTTCAGGCATGGCTGGTTGTCCCTCTGCGCCAGGAGCGCCAGGAGGAGGTGCCTGAGGCATCATCCCTGCTGCAGCAACGCCAGGCATTCCTGGCTGGCCCATCATTGCCGCTTGCTGCTGTGCCTGCTCTTGAGAATCAAATCTTCTGTCCGTATAACCAATTGGCGTCAGGTTCGGGTTTGCCAACATTGCCTGCATAAGGTCTGAGTCAACCCTCTTGCGCCCTGTCTCTGCTCTGTATTCATTTCCGCTAATCAGGCCATTTTGGAATTCGTCCAAGAGGTAGCGTTCGCGTTCTTGCTTATACAGAATAAGAATGGGAACATCAGATGTATCAAAGTCGATGTAATGGTCTGGGTCGAGTTCGTCTAATCCTCTGGCAATTAGCTCCAAATGAGGCAACAGTGTCTCGTTCCAGAAAACCCGATGTTCTTCGCCGGCGTTGCTGAAAGTCCTTCCAGATGCATTCCCAATTACGGACTCAGGAACACCAAAAGCAGCAAGTATTTCTTCTTTGGTGATTTGACGCATCTGTATGTAGTTGGCGTCTCTCGGGCTTGCGCCAGTGTCTACATAGTCGACACCTTCGTCGGAAGAAACAACAGTAATCGCACCAGCGCGATTGACGTTACCCCTAAATCGAGCACGCAATTCGTCTTTGTCGTCGTCGTCAATCTCACCACGAACGACAATCATTCCACCCGGACGACCGTCATTAAGCAGGAAGTTTCTGTTGTAAATTTTTGAGAGATTCTCAATCTCTATGGCAATCCCTGCTGATTCAAGCGGCGTCAGGGACAGATACGGGTCTAAAGGATGTGGCTTTCTAATCCAGATGACATCCTTCGGTGGCAACGTAATTTTGGTGCCGTTTCGCATGTCAACTTCAAATCCGGCGACAAATTTCTTTGGGTCCGGTATTGGTGCAGTGTGCTGTGGGGGTAGAAGCTGTAGAGCAACAACTGAGCCATCTTTACCGCGAACTTTTTCGATAAATGCTCCGCGTGAAGAAAGAAGCAACTGGGACGAAAGGCGATACCGGAAGACAAAAGAATTTTCACCCATATTGGACTTGGTGTTCAATATGTCCAATATTGTGTTGTTTCGGTTGTCGGTGATTATTTTCCCTGAAGGGGAATTGTCTTTTCTGAGAATTACCGGCAGGCGCGATTGGTTTCCTGCAATAGCATCAATGCACCTTGTTACCCAAGTTACCTTGGACATTCCCTCTCGGTAAGCCCGTTCGATGTCCCACG